CGCTGAAGCAGCTTGGTTTACATCTAGGCTTTCACTCCCATTAGGGTTGGTGTTTTCCATTTGTCATCTCAATAATCGCCAGAAACCTTCTGGACGGAGGGTAGGGTAAACCCTACAGAATTTTCCACTTCTTCTCTTTAATCACAGTTTCCGAGGCTAAACCTTCTAAGTGTCCTGTAATTAATTCAATAGATTTAATGTGCCGATAAGAATCTTCACGCCTATCACATTCTTCTGCACTTGTGTTAATTATCACACTAATCTGTTCTTTTTTCAAGTTATCTATGACTTCTTTGAAAAAGTCATCATTTAGTAAGTTTTTAGCCCATTGTGCTAACAGGTGTTTATCTGTCATATCAGGCTAATTCCTCGTGTTTCTTCATCTCTAGGTTTTGCCGTCCCACCAACAGGAGTAAACAAGTTAAAGTAACTATTACCCCTAGCAGTACCCAAGTCAGTTATTGGATTATAGGTAGAACCACCACTAGACATGGAGTTTATTGTGGTAATAGCCTCTTGGTCACCAAGTTCAGCAAGCACTCTTAAAGTATTTGCGTCCATAGTATCGTAAGCTATGCCAGCCCTTTTTCTACTTGCATCTATTGTTTTTGCAAGGTTAGCTGCGCCCAATAGACCATATTCAGACAGAGAGCCTTCTGGTGCGTTTAGCAATCCATTAACAATGTCGCCTAGTGTGTAACCAGTTAGGTTTCCAGAGATGCTGTTAACAAGGCTCAATGTTGGGTTTGTTAAGCCTAGCAAAGCGTTAACTGTCATTGGCGTATTGTCTGTAGCTAAACCAAGACCTGCTGCTAAGACGTTCCCTGCTGGCCCTGCTGCCAACATAGCTATCTTTGACCCCAAGTTAATAACATCTTGCTCTGTACGAATATCAGCAGCAGAACCAATTAGGTTTAGTGCAATAGCTGTTTTAACTAGGTCTGAATCACCTGCTAAAGCAGCTATCGGTGCTATTGTCCCTGCAACATTGGCTACGTCTGTTCCTGTGACATTAGTCCCAAACAAACCTCTATTTGTTGTGTCACCAGTTATGCCAGTAGTACCATAAACGTCTTTAGTAAAGTCATTGTTATAAACAAGAGTTTTACCTAGTTCTGAGTTGTCCGTAATCTTGCCTGTATCTAAGTTCCCAAGGTTAATAATCCCAGAATCTACGCTTGCTGCTGCATCTGGGTTTTTAATGCCAGTAGTAGAGCCAAACAATTTAATCGGTGTAGATGGTTGTTCTTGTAGCAACGAGCCATAAGCAATTCTTCGTTGGTCAGGTAACTGGCTACCAATCATGTCTAACAATGAAGTGGTAGGCGCAAACTGCGTCTGTGGACGATACTGGCTTTGGATACCAGAAATAATGTCCTCATAAGTAGCACTCTGAGGATTGCTTCCACCAACTAAGCTACGCAATTCTTGGTAGTTCATTCTTATCTCACTTAGAAATCATGCTTAACACATTGTTTAATGATGGCGTAGCAGTTCCAGTATTTAAGCCAGTGGTTTGGTTTGTAAACAATCCAGCAATATCTGGTCTGCTTGTAATGTAAGCAATATCATTAGGAGATGCGCCATAGTTACGCAAGTCATTAACTGATACGCCTTTAAGCATATTAGCCACATCACCATAATTACCTGATGTTTCCGCTAGTTTCCAAGCGTCCATCAATCCAGTAGGTGCAGCAATAGTTGGAGGCGGTCTATAAGCAGGGTTTACATTTGAGCCTTGAATCATGTTCACAATGCTTTGAGTCGTAGGACGCTCGTTAATCAATCCTTGTGCTAAACGCTTAGATTCACCAAACGATGGGAACAACTCACGGAATTGACCTGCTGTAACTGGTTGCTGATAGATGTTAGCAGGGTTAAAGTTAAACGCTGATGTTGGTGCTTTTGCTAATGTTGGAATTAGCGCACCAGCACCTGTCGTATATGCCTTATCATAAACATCCTGACCAAATTGAAAAGGAATGTTATTGGCTTTTGCTAATGCAGCTACAGAGAAGTTGGCAGGTAAACGTCCACCATTCTCAGCAGCAATCTGGTCAACCAATGCCTGAACACCAACAGAGTTTGCTTGGGCTTGCGATAATGTCTTACCAACACCCAACTGGAAACCATAGTTAGGGTCAAGCGCAGCTACTGCTTGTGGTGTACTAAATGCTTTATAAACATCTTCCATTGACTTAGCATTAGCCAATGAACCTGTTAGGTTTTTGTACTCAGTACCAGTTAATGCGCCAGTACCTAAAGCCAGATTAATAGCAGCTTGCGCTTGCTCACCAGTAAGTGTATCTTCGCCATCCTTAACAACTAACTTGCCATCTACAAATGAAGTAACAATAGGTCTTTGTGTAACAGGACTAATAAACTGCACAACATTACCAGAAACATTTTTAGAAATGTTTGGCAAAGTTCCATCTAGTTTTGTTGTCATTGTGCTAACGTCATAAGTCCCATAAGGATTGACATTAGCGTAACGACCTGCAAATGGGTCACTTTCTAGCGCAGCAACATTAGCCGACAACTTACCTGCCGTACCAAGTACAGAAGCATCGTATGGGTTGTAGCCCAAGTTAGCCATTGCAGAAACATATTCGGTCTGTGTAGGATTGCGTCCTAATGCACTACGATAGCCAGAGATAATGCTTTGTGTATCGTAGTTATAGCCTTCTGTACTGTAGTTTAATGCACCTGTACCAGCAACAGAATTACCCATGTTAGTAAATGTGCCACCACCAGTTAAATAGTTCCTAGCATCTGCAATTTCTTTTGCAGTAGCATCACGCCCAAACTGAGTGTTATATGCGTAATCAATTACATCTGTAAGTGCTTTTTGTTCTCCAACAAGTGATTTACCAATGCCTGTAGCGTATTTGTTTACGGCAGCAGTATCAAACCCAAGCACACGCCCAATTTGTTCTGCCGATACACCCTGTTTAACAGCTTCATCAGCTACTGCGTTATAAAGTTCAGCACCAGTTTTACCTGCGAACTCTTTGTCAATATACTCTTTGACTAATTTATCTGACCAATAAACTGGTGCTGTAGCCATGATTAACCTCTAATCTCTACGTTGGATGTTATGCCAGCACCAATCTTCATTGCTTTCAATTGTGCTTCTGCTTCAAACTCTTGTTGCTTCAATGCAAAGTAAGCCTGTTGTTTCTCACGCTCAAGTTGCAACTTAGCCATCTCTTTCTCACGCATCAATTGCATTTCAAGAGCAGCCTTCTGTTGCGCCATCTCCATGTCAATCTGCATCTGTTGTTGTTGCATCTGCAAGTCAGCTTGTGCTTTAGCTTGATTGGCTTGTATCTCAGCTTGAGTCTTAGCCATCAATGCCTGTATCTCTGGAGGCATCTGTTGTTGCTGTGGAGGAGGATTGCTCAACGCTTGGTCTTGCTCTGGCGTAATGGCTTTGTAGAACTCAGCACTATCTTTAAAGCCAGCAATCTCAACCATGCGTCCCAAAGTGCCACGATACTGAGCAGGTGAAACGTAAGGATTAGCAGGGCCGTACTGAGCAATCAACTGCTCTTGTTTAGCAAGAACCATAGACAACATAGCCATCTGCTCTTGTCGGTTACCTGCACCTAAACCTACATTGATAGACACATCGTATTGGTTAGCCCATGTTCTAGGGTCAAACTCTACGAATTCGCCACGCATGCGAACCATTCGTGCTTTGTCCTGATACTTACAGAGCAAGTGCAAGATGCCTTGGAACAAAGACTTAACGCCTGTCTCAGCAAAGATTCGAGCCATCAGTTCAATCTTACCTGCGCCAGCTTGTTGCATAGAGGCAACCGCAGCAGCAGTCACGTTCTGCAAGATAGCAGGGTCTAATCCCTGTGACGCATCGCTAACACCTGTACGCTTAGACTGTACTGTATCCAGATACTGAAGCATTGGGAAAGCCTGTGCAGCCACGTTCTGAACTGTTAACTGCTGAACAGCGTTAATAGACTTCACACGAATAACACCACCTGCTGTGGAGGTAAGCAAATCGTCTAAATTTGTTTGACCTTCTACGGCTAATACTCTGGCGTTGTTCGTGAGATATAAGTTATCCAACATCTGACGAGTGATAGTGGTTTTGATTAACTGTAGGTCAACTGTTCTGTCAGCTAACGAGTTACCAAAGAACTTGTGTGGAATTGGAATAGGACAAATTGAGTGGAAAGGAACATAGTCCACTTCCTCAATCATTTCCTTACCTTTTTCATCCTCTAGGATTTCATTAGAAGCGTAGAACACTTGAACCAATGAAGCAATGCCTTTGCCATCTATATCAGTTTTGACATAGCACTCAAACACTTCAATCTCTTGCATTGAAGGGTCATCAGTCTGGACTTGGTAAGGCTGCTCACCAGCAGAGAAACGAGCCACACGCTCTGGCGTATAAGCCAAAGCATCACCCATCTGCAAGCCTTCAATTTGCTTCTTGTTAAAACCCATAGCCACCAAGGTGCTACGAGTCAACATCTGTCTGTGGGCTACAAAAGGAGAGTCAGCAATAGTTCTAGCCTTCTTGCTAATCAAGAACTCCTCTGGGGGTACGTTCTCAATCGTGACTTTGCCTGACTTTTTCTTTTGCTGAACAACTACGTTATGAGTAGCACCCATAACAGGCATACCCATAGGGTCTATAACTGGCTGACCCATTGGGTCAATTATCGGGAACTCTGTCGTATCTTGCTCGACAATTTCCATGCTCTCATCACTCATCAGCATTGCTAACTCATCGTTAGACAAGTCAAAGTAACGCTCTTTTGTAATGTCTTCTTTATCTTCCCAGTACGCTTTAACGATGCCGTTCTTCTGTAGCAAGGCATCTTTGAACCAATCATGCAGAATGGCTACACCAGCGTTATCACGGCTAAAAACCCAATTGCAATACTGTGTCGCTTGTTTTGCGGACGCTTCATCGGCAGGGCCTTGAGGCTCGAAAACTACAATATCATCTGAGCCTGTGAAGATACGAACTAAGCTAGGTAGCGCACCATCTATCGCTTCTGCCACTTCTCCAGTAACGATTTGAGACTTACCCTCAACTTCATTACCATATGGCTGTCGTAGATAAGCCTCCAGAGCCTGTTTGCGTTGTTCAACAGTTTCGCTTTCAATAAATCCAATTGCATCATCAATCTCTGCTTGGATTATCGACATTAACTCGTTCTGTGCCATGCTTGTCCTTTGGAGGGCGTCCCATTCGGGGTTTGTCCAATTGTAATGCTTTCTGAGAAAAATTTGCTAACTTTGTTTTTAGCATTTTGTCAATAGATTCTCTACTTACTGCGTGACCCATCTTACTTGCAGACATTTTAGCTTTTGTTGCTTCTGATAGCTTTCGCCCTGTAAGTTTTGCGCTTATCGTTAATCTAACACTTTCTGACCTATTTGCAATACAAATCTTGGCAATGTGTTCTTTTGACTTTGGAACACCCTTTCTTTTTACTGACATTTGCAGCCTAGTTTGTTCAGAAAGTTCTTTTCTAATGCTTCCACCAGCAGTTAAGTTATAGCCATTTGTCATTGATTGATAGAAATCTATCCAATAGCGTTCTCTTTCTTCAAACAAATCTTTGTGACATTGCTCAATAATGCTGAACTCAAAGGAATCTATGCCATGCTTTTTTATGGCATTTTTAATGTACGAACCCTTTGCAGAGTTAATATTTCTATGGTTACTCCATCTGGATTTTATGTTTATAGAAACACCAATGTAATGCTTACCATTTACCTTGTTGGTAATCTTATAAACTCCGCTTATCTTCTGTTGGCTCATTTTTTTCCTTTGGTGGCCTACCAATTCTAACACTTTTTTCCTGTAACTCTTTTACCATATTTTCAAGCATTTCGATACGCTTTTCAAGTTCTTTTACTTTAGGTGCTAAATTTACACCCTGCATTTGTACATACATCAGACAATCCACTTCGGAGTTTGGTTAATAGGCTTAGACCATGTTGAATGACCTTCATCCAATCCAAGGGCTAAGTAACGGAAAGAATCAGAGCCATGACTAGACCAATCGTGTAATGGTCTTTCAAAGAATATCTTACGCTTCTCATCGTAGTCTCTGCGGTAGTTTCTCAGGCAGTTCAGACCTGTCTGCACTTTAGGCACGTTAAACCAGCACCTTGGCAGCAACCTTCTCACAGATTGGATGCCATCGTCTAGTCCCATTCTGGGTGCAATCTTGACTTGTAGCCCTGAGTCCTCAAGCATTTCTAGTCTGCTTTTACCTGTGCCTAACTCTCTAACCCTAACGTCATGGGGCAGAATATGCTCTGCTTTTGAGTAATCATTATCCTTAATCCACTTCACATAGTGGTCTAAGCCAACTCCGTGATTCTCGTAGTAGTCGATTAGGCGCACCTCAGTACCCACCAATTGAGCCACCCAGATAGAAGTAGAGTCACCCATTCCCAAGTCCCAAGCAGTAAAAGTTCTGCTCAATTCCTCTCTGGGAATCTCTTGCATATGCTTCTTTTCTTCTAACTCATTAAGCATTTGCCCATAGTAAGAACCTTCTACGGCAGCGTCAAAGCTACACTCAAACTCTTGGCGGTATTTATCCTCGCCCATTTCATTCTTAGCAGCCTTTAGTTCTGTCTCATCTACTACGCCTGTCTCTGAGGCTTTGAACTCAAGCAGACCCCATCCTTCTTCCTTCTCTGCCCTGTCTCGCAACTCTTTGAAGTGGTTATGTCCTTTAGGTGTACCAATGAATAGACACCAACCTTTTCTGTCTGTCAGAGCAGGTCTAACAATGTCTGTCCATATCTTAGGATTCTGGTCACCTACCTCATCAATGATTACCCCATCAAAGAATTGACCTCGCAGGGAATCAGGATTGTCTGAGCCATACAGTTGAATACGCCTACCCCAGAAGTCAACTCGTAACTCTGAGATGTTGTTAGTACCGCCTAGCGGAGTAGTGTATTTAACGAGATAGTCCCAAGCTACTCGCTTAGCTTGTCCATAGGTAGGCGCAATGTAAGCGTATCTGGGTGTTTCTTTCTCGTTTAGCACCGCCTCACGGATTAAGTGGTTAAGCGCAGCTACAGTCTTACCGAATCTACGATGTGCCACTACGACAGCAAAGCGTTTGCCATCCAGTAACTCGTGAACCTTTAGTTGGTGTTCCCTTGGCTTATAGGGAATTTCGATTACTTCGCCCATGTAACGCTAATCTCAATGGGCTTGTTATCACTACCTGTTAACTCAGTTCTAGCAAGTTTAGGTGTAGCGTACTCAGCCAGTTTAGAAATCATATCTAAGGCTTTGTAAGGGTCTGGGCGAATGTCTCGCTCTGGGTCACCCTCTGCAACTAATTCTAGCCACTTAGAGACGTTTTGAGAGTTATCCTCTAGTAGGCATCTAACTGTCTCTCTAAACTCGTTAGTGACACGATTAACAGCCCCCTTGGGTCTTCCTCTACCTTTATTGGTTAGGTTTTCGGAATATCCTGTCTCTAATTTATTCATTTTGTTTGACTCCTCTAGGGTTGGTCAAGGTTAAGTAATACTTTATTCTAACAGACCTGTAATTTGTTTACGTTGTTGTTCTGCTAATAATGATAACGCATCTAGTGGTATGTTTTGACCAAGATTGTTTGCTTCGGTGTGTAAAGCAACAGGGATTTTCTCAATTCCCAATTCTTTAGCCATATATGCTCTATGCCTACCATCCTCTACACCAGACTTATAAATGTGTAATGGGTCTAATTGCCCACCAGACTGGACATGACTTTTAAGAGCAGCGATATTGTCTAATGATTCTGCATCTAGAGTTAATGGTCTTACTCTGGACAAGTACTCATCAGGAGTCATGTATGTAAGTTCACCACCAAATTCTTCGTATCTAGTTCCAGCAGGGGCTAAAGGATACTCAGCAGCGTTTCTTTGGGCTGTGTTTAGTGCTTCTTGCTTTGGTGCGACTGCTTGAATTGGTTTTGCCACTTGAGGCTGGTAACCAAACTCATGGATTGAATCAGCGTTAGTAAATACTTCTTTAGCTTTAACTTTTTTGCTAAGAATCTTATATTCACCTTTTAAAGCAGATTCTCCGTGGTCTTTTGCATACTCTTTTGTTAAGGTAACCCAATCACCTGCATTTATAGCGTTTATGTCATTGCTTGGCTCATCAGGCATTTTGCGTAATTGTTCACGCTTTTCATACGCAGCGTCATACCATTTGCTACCACTAGAGTAATTGTCTGCGTCTTTAGGTAATGTGCCACGCTTCATGTAAGCCGCCATTTGCTTTTCCAAAGTAGCTAATTTTTCAGAATTAGATATATCTTTTGGAACAGCACGATAAATAGTTACAAGTGCGTTTGGCTTGTCTTTGTATTGTTGAGCAATAGAAAAAGCCTTTTGGTCATAAGGCACACCACCACCATAAATTTGTGCGGCTTTAGAACTATAAACATCAGCAGGGTACATCTGACCACCGCCAGTTAAGTCATACAAAGGCGCACCAAAACTTGAATCTGGTGCAGTATGACTACCACGATAAGACAACAAGTCATCGCCTACATTCTTAATGCTTGCGCCTACTGGTAAACCCTTAGTGGCTTGCATCAATGCTCTGTTAACTGGCGCAGCAAAAGGTGCAACAGTCATTGCAGCTTCAGCAGTCTCTGGCTTTAGAAATGGTACGTTAGCCCTGTTGACGTTGGTCAATGCGTCTAGCAACCCTCTAGGGCTTTCAGCGTATGCCACTCTCTCTACTGTCTTAGGAATTCCTGTGCTTTCCAACAAATTACCCAGACCTTGCAGTTGCTGAGTGCGCCTCTTATCCTGCATAAACGCAAGCAAGCCTTGGATAGCATCGTTAGTTAACCCTGTAAGTGGGTTAGCGTACGGAGTAGCCCTTAGTTCTGCCATGATTAGTTACCATTTAACCTTGTTAGCCCAATACGCTGCACTCATCTTACCCTTGGCAATGTTCTCTGCATGACGAGCCTTAAACGCTTCGTTACGCTTCGTGCCATCAGGTGAACCCTTTGCACCTTGCTGACCAAAGCGAATTAGCTTCACATCCTCACCAGACTTAGCCAATACAGCGTGAGACTTTGTAGGATGGTCAGGAGTCTTCTTAGGCTTGTTGTAGCCAGAAAACTGCTCTGAGCCTCGCTTAATCATTTTTTTGGCTTCTTTGCTTTGTTTTTTGCAGTACGCTCACCCCTGACAGGCATGGGCTTAGTCTTCTTCTGCATAAGTTTCTGCATCATCTCCAACGCTTGCTGATTTGTCGTTCCCATCATTTTCTTCCTCGGTTATTGGCCCACCACTAATCCATGCTTCACAAGTTCTCTTAGAAGCACACTTAAAATCAAATACTTCGCAATAGCCTAAGTCACCAGCGTCAATGACTTCCCAAGCGTCCATATCGCTGTCCGTTTCCAAGCCTGATTCAATGCAAGCAAGCATCTTAGGGGTTTGAATAAAAGCAGCGCAGTTACCGCAACGAGACTTTTTAGCCTGTGCAGGTGAGATTCTCCAAGCCTTAGAAATATCACGCCAGTAATCCATGTTTGGCTCATTGGGATTCATTGGGCCATAGTTAGCCTTGTCGATGGCTTTCTGGCGACACTCAAGATTGACTTCTACGTCACCTGTGGCAACTGGACACGCTTCGCCTTTTTTCTCTTGGCTTTGTATCTCAATCTCAATTTTTACGGATGGTTCTAGTAATCCACTCATGGCTATCCCTACGGAGTTTGTGCTATTTTCTCACAAAAAAAAGAGAGACGCAAATCTCTCTAAAGTCTCAATGGCAACTGAGTAACGCTATCCTAACATTTTTCTCAATGTTTCGTTTAAAACTGACATTTCATCTTGCTTATAAATTGCCCAATTACGTTTCTGACCATGCAAACCAAGAAAATTGTTTGTATGACAGTCCTTGCATAAAGGAATACATAAGTATTGGTTATGTTGAACAATGTGGTGTGCATCGCTTGGAGGAGAAGCATTGCAAACCCCACAAGGCATTTCTTTAATCTTTGCCAAGTGGAGTCGTTCCCTGTTATTGGGTCTGTTGTTCATTTTGGAATTTTTGCAATAAAAATGACCAAACTGCACCACCAGAAACTTTGGCAATAAACTGAAGTGCAATGATTTCTGGCATCAAAACACCAAATGCAATTGTTGGAAATAGCAAAGAATCCACGGCAGCACCAGCCGTATTTGAAACATTTGCTCGTTTAATCCATGAGCCTGTTGCTTTTACAAATACCGCCCAATCAACTAAAGCGGCAACCAAGAACGCAACGGCAGAAGCTACTGCAATCATTCCTGCGGCAGGGTTTAGCAGATAAGTCAACCCGCCAGTACCGACAATTAAGCATCCCATTTGCCAAGTTTTTAAGCGAACATGAAGCCAATCTCTCAATGTTAAGTCAAGTCCGATTAGAAAAAAGGCGTTTATCGGGCTAATTGATGGGCCAAAGGTTGCCACCAAAAGGTTGGCCAAGGTCATTGCCACGGCATAAATAATCAAAGCAAAAATCATAAAAGTGTTTCTTGTTCCATTGGTTGATAAAAGTTCCATCTAGATGGTGCATTAAAGGCTTCTATCCTAGAACGCATGATTTGCGCCCTTGCTTCCTTGGTTGGCGGCAAATAATTACCATGCTTCCAATGCACATCAATCCCTACATTCCTGCCAATATTGGTGCTATCGGCTGATGAAAATGGTAACTTAGTAAAGATTGCAGGGTCTAGCATCCGCAGCCCATGCAATTTGCAAGCAGGTCTTCCCATGTCATCACAAATAACCCTCATTGCCTGACCAATTTTTACCCACCATTGAGATGTTCCAACTGTAGAAAACTCTCCAGAACTTCCAATGCAAACCCGAACATAGGTGTTTGCCAGTTGTTCTAGTCTCTCAAGGGATTCGTGCATATGCCAAACTGGTGCGCCAAACCATGTTGGCAATGGACAATCTCTTAACAAAGCATCGTTGTCAGCTTCTGTTCCATCAATTACATCTGGAATAACTGCAAAGTCGCAAGATGGAACTTTCTTTAGGTTTAATGCCCAATCGTAGAAAGGTTGCCAATCAATAATTGGATTACCTTGTCTCCAAGCAGAAAAAGCTCCATTGTCTATTGCAAATGATTGACAAACTTCTATTGCTACAGACAACTGGTCAGAATGAGCAAATGAAACAAACGCATGACCACTTTCAATTGCTTTAACCGCTACTGTAGCTGGTGTTATTGGAAGTCCGTGATAATGAATCATGCTTCTTTTACATAAACACTAAAACTGGCAGCAGTATCACCAAAAGGTAATTGCGCTATCTTTGTGGCAATACGCTCACGTTCTTGTTTAGCAACCAGATAGGCAAAGCGTTCAAGCATTAACTGACACTTATCAACTTCGCCATCATAAAAGCCAACTTCTAGTGCTATGCGAATAACGTCTTCTCTGTTCATTATTTCCTCGCAGGGCAGTTTCTACCTTCGTTACAGTTTCCATGACAAGGAGGACAAGTTTTTTTAGTCATACAAAACCCCTATGAAATAAACCACTAGCCACCAAAAAGCCGCTAGTGAAATAAGAATTAGTCGCCAAACCGCCTGTTTACTCAGCTTCGTAAGCCATGATTTTTGCATGGTCAGATTCCTCAAGTAAGTGGCTGGTCAGTCTCATTACGCCTTCCATCTCAAGTTCACGATATTGAGCATCCGTAAAGAGTCCCATCAGAGACACCTTTTCGTAAATCACATCTGAAATGTTCTCGTTGTAAGTTCCATCTGAGTCCTGCTCGTACTCCATAACAACAGTAACGATTACAGAGCCTTCGCCAGTTGTTGTGTCAAATTCGTATTTCATTTTGTACCCTTAAAAATGGGGAACTAAGTCCCCTGTTGATTTATTTAAAATTAAAACCTTGAGCAATTTCTAAAGCCTCTTGTGCAGTTCTTCCAAAGTACAAGTGACCACTTTTACCCTCAACAGCCCAATCATTGATGCCAACTTCAATTTGCTGCTCAAGCGTCATGTCGTTGAAGCTAGGGTTATGAATTTCGTATGCTTTAGTCATTTTGATTTCCTTAAAAGTACCCTTGCGAATTGCTTGGGCTGACGCAAGTATAGCAAACTAAACAAAGTATTTACTAGGTGTTTATACCTACTTACAGATTTATTCCTTTATTTGCTGACCAAGAGTAAAGCCACTCTACGAATTCGCTTGCTTGCTCTTTGGTGAAGTTACGAGTCTGAAACCCTAGCTGGACAATCCCTGTGCTATCAAGGTTAGGAATTACCTTCCCACCAGAGTCACCACAGTCACGCATAAACTGGTCAACCAACAAGCGTTTCCAATCATCTGCTGACCACTTAGCCCCTAAATGCTGTGCTTGCTTGGCAATGTCGTTAATCATTGCGTGATATTTTTCCTCTTGCTCACGAGTTTTGCTTTTCAGCTTTATCTCCATTGTTAGATGTTTGCCAGCGTCCAGAGCATTGGTTATCTTTTCCCAATTGTGGCGAATAATGGTTTTCGCCTGTTCTGTGCTTGTCAGGTTAAGAATCACGCTTAACTCCAATCATCCGTAATGCGCTCTCAGCGTCATTTACTCTGCACAAGGTACTACCAGACCAATTCTCGAAAAAGTCGGCTTGTAGGCTCGTTAAACGCTTTTTAGAGGTACTTTTAACCTCCACCAAGAATGTGTGATTCTTGTAGCCAACCAAAAGGTCAACTGGTAAGCCAATAATCCAGACGTATGCACCTGCTGCCCTGAGTGCTGAAACTATCTGTTCTTGGTTAGCATCAACTCTGGCTGCGTGTCTCATTTCGTATCCTGTTCATTCTGTCCCTCAAATCCAAAGTAGCGGATTCGCCTCTGATTCGTTGCAAGTCCCCTAACACACCCTGCCACCAGACTAACGCTTTGCTTGAGCCAATCGTCAATTTCTTTTGGTTGTACCTGCGTATCCACTCTTGGGCTTCGCAATTTTTGAAGTGTTCCAATTCTGCTGGAGTCATTTGTAGGCCATTGAAAGTTCATACAAATAAAAGTTGTTGGGTTTTTACAGTTGTTCCAGAGTCATATCTTTCAGAATCTCCCTTTGGGTAAGGCAATACTTCGTATTTCAACTTAGAACGCAAAACTTTTTTGTCGGTTTTAGAGCCATGAAACAAAATGTATCTATGTTTTCTTGAACGCTCTGTGTAATAAAAATCGTCACCATGCAACTCTTTTATTTCATCTAGCGTCAATCCATCACTAATGGTTTTTGAATGTTTGTGTTCTTGTCCTTTAATTGTCCAATCAACTCTATTTGCTGAAAGTCCTGTGTAAAGAAAATTTGTAGCTTGATAAACATAACCGACATGACCTTTACTGGTGTCGGCATAAGAAACCACAATGCTTGGTTTTGGCAATAACTTGATTGAATTTGCAACGAGGAATGATGCTTCGTTTTTGTGGTTGTCCAACAAACAAACTCGGTTTAGTTCTAAAACCTTGTCTGTATATTCTTTTCCACAGATTCCCATGCAAAGAGATGGTGACGCAGGTATTCCATAAGTTGCTACGCCAACAAGAATGTCCTCTTTGTAAAGACCAAACGCAAACATGATTTGTGGCATACGCTTGGCATAGTGTTTTTCAAGTAACCAAGGCTCAACTTCAAATGAGTTAATAGGTAATACCTTCATGCTTTTCTCACTTGCTTGGCAAACTGTCTAAAACTTTCTGGCATTGGTGCAGCTTTTTTTGCATCCTCAATAATCTTTATGAGGGCAGGGTCAGGCTCATTTGATGGTGCAACTGTGAGCCTCACAACATCGTAAGGATTTTGTTTTGGTGCGTTAGTGCTTCTCACCCAATTACGCCAAGTAGCAAACCAATCCAACTTGACACCCTTCTGACCTGCTTGGGCTATCCAATAATCTTTAAATTGGTCAAAGGTTTTAACAGGACTAAGTTCTGGTCTTGTCTGTTGGCAGAACTGTTCCCATTCTTTTGGAAAACTAAAATCAGAAGCGAGGCGTTTGCCGAGTGTCTTCTTCTCTTTCTTTGTCTCTGTCTCTGTCTCTCTCTCTGTCTCTCTCTCTGTCTCTGGGATAGCAGTTTGCAAGCGTTCTGCTAGCACTCCGCTAACAACATTAAAGAAGTCGTTATCAATCAATGGCTTAACACCAGCTTGGTACTCTTTTTCAGTAATGTGCAGACGAAAGACTAGCTCATCTAGTGAGCCATCAAAAACACCATCTTTTGATTCACTTGCAAGCAACCAGAGCATAGGTGCTATCGCTTTGCTAGCAATAGGCAAGCGCATATATGCTCTGTCGTTTAACAGGTCACGATGTAGTTTTATCCACGGAGGGCATCTGTCTTTGTAATGTTGAAAGACTGCCCAATTCTTTGGCTGTAATAGCATAATTTCACCGCTTTATAACGCCCTTTGGAAAGAAACCTCGGCAGGGGAAAGGGTGAACCCTTTTCGGTACGCTCATGACTTCGCACCTAGCCGTGTTTCAAAACATTGTATCAAATAAACTGATTGTTTGTAATATCTTCTGAAAACGATTTACCAAGCAGTCTTTTAGCTTGGGCGTTCATTACCGCATATTCAGCCTTAGAAAAGATACCCTTGGCATTGCGAATGTCGAAAGGGTTTAGCTTGTCGTAAGGCTCATCAGCCTTTTGAGCCTCAATCATGTGTGGCTCTAGCGTGTACCGACACACCCAAGAACGTCCCATCTTGACCTTTTCAACTGTGATTTTTTTCTTGTGGTAAAGATGTTTGCAAGCAGCTGCAATGTGTAGCCTTGGAATGCCTGTTAAATCCTCTAGTTGGTAAGATGTAAGTGCGCCATTTTGTAGGCATCTGATAACTGCTTCTTGTGTCATTTGAACCACTCTGGTCTGAGTTCTTTTAGTTGATAAATTCGTAAAGGAGGGATGGTCTTCCAATGCCAGACAGCAGCCCTTTTTATTCCAAGTATTCTAGCAAGCTCACTCTGTGAGCCAGCAAGTGTGATAGCAGTTTGTTTATCCATCTAAACAGTATAGCAAAGAAATTATTTGTTGTTTTTAGGGAAAACACCTAGATAAATAGCTTGTTTAGCCTGTTTAGTTTGCTATACT